CCCGCCCTGTATGGTGGTGTCGTTGGCAATGGCCTCGGCCAGGTAGCCCAGGGCTGCCGTGTTGGCCTCGTTCACCTCGCCAATCTTTGCGATCAGCGCGTTGAGCGATTCGTAGTAGTCGGCAAACTTGGCCCTGAACGTGGCGGGCACCACCGTTGTGGTCACGCTAAGCTGGGCGTCCGATATCCAAAGCGGTATGCCGGATGTCCAGGTAACGTTGTTGTTGAGGTACTTGGCCAGGGCCAGGAAGGCGGCCTCCATGGCCGCCAGCTCGGTAACTATCCCCAGCGCTTCGCCCTGCTCGCCCCACGACAGGTAGTTCCCCAGCAGGTTGGGCCACTCGCGGCGAACCTGATGCTTCTCGTTGGGCGTGAACTTGCCGTCGTCGGCAATGTCGGCAATGTCGGAGGCCAGGTCGGCAATGTCGGAGGCCAGGTCGTCAATGTCAGCCTGCACATCCTCGGGGGCGGGGGTCCAGTCGGTGGGGTTCTTCCCACTCTCCAGCTTGGAGCGCCTGTACTTCAGGGTGGTGGTGCCGCCGCTAGCATATTTTCTAATCACAAATTCCGCCTTAACCGCATCGTCGGGTGCTTTAGCGGTAATCCTTGCCATGCCGGAAGCACCGTTGGCAACGGATTCCGCACCGTAGGCCGATTCTTTTCTGACATTGTCCGCATCGTACCAGAATATTATCAGCCCCACGTTGACCCCGTCGGAGGTCACCACGTCCTTCAGCTCAACGGCACCCGTGTAGTACTTCCCGCCAACTACGTCAACCCTTGCGTAGGGAATTAGGTTCCAATTCGACCACGATCCGTTCTTCCACTCATCCGATGTACCCAACAGCAGGTTCCGCCCTCCGATCTCAATGCCATCCACCGCCTCCTGTATCCCCGCCTCCACAGTCTGCCCGGATTGGAAGCGTATGTTGCCCTGTATAGTCCCGCTGTCGAGGTCGAAGTAGGTGGCACCATCGGCGCTTTGCACACGGCCTGTTTTTATGAAGCGCCCATTTATCGCGGAGAAACCATACATAAGGGCAATGGCGCGCTCATCATTCTCCCCCGCGCTGTTTATCACTCCAATAAGGAAGTGGTAGTAGGTGGTGTCTGAATCCACCAGAATTTGGCTTGCCGAGAATAGTATATTTCCTTTCACTCCATCCCTTTCGCACTTTGCGTAGATGTAGAAAGCATCATCGCTCCCCAGCACCACATCGCCGTTGCCAATGGTCCACGTTCTAGGGTTGTCGCTGCTGTCCAGTATGGCGTAGTGGGTTAGTGCTCCGCCCGTGTACACCACTCTATTCTTAGCCCCTGCGTAGTTGGGCTGGAATATGGTACCAGCCATGCCGAACTGCATATACTTCGCCCCAACCGATAGCATGGAGGTGTCGATGGATAGGGGCTTAATCTTCTCGGTGTAGAAATCGCCCTCCTGATCGAAGATCATGCTTAGTACCTCCTGCGAGTTAAGGTAGTTCTTACGCGCCCGAGCGGGGTCGTTAAGATTGTTTATCCTCACAACATTATTTATACCCCTCAAATCGCTCACCACCCGGTTTATGGTGCTAATCGTCACGGCCATATCGGCAATGGTGAGGTTGTAGGCGTAATCCTTCAGTAGGTCGCGGGTGAAACCCTTCACCCGGATGCTCTTGTCCACATCCAAGTTGGTATCCTTAACAGGAATGTAGTCACCCACCCACACTATGTTCGCCTCCACCTCGGCGCCCACCACATCCTTAAGGAATAGGGGGTCAACGGTTAGGCCATACATCACATTTGGCTGGCTGTACTTGTCAAGGTATTCCTGCCCGGCTGCCTGCAGCTCAGCCTCGGCAGAATCGATGTACGGCTGCGGTAGGTATATGTCCAGAATCACGTACTTATCGCCCTGCGCGAACTTAAAGGCGGCCTCGGTAGGCGAGGGGAAGGTGTACCCATTCTCATCGGTAAATGGGCGAAGGGTAAACGTTTTGATCGAACGGTTGTAATTAGTGATCTCGAACTCATAGCCCGCCAGGTTGCCCGTATTGAAGTGGATTTTGGCCGCTGCACCGGGAATCAAGTATAAGGTATTGCCGTTCCCATCCGTCTCGTTCAAATCGAAGTCCATAGACGAGTCCACAAACTCAAGCTCGCTATCACCCAGCGCGCTGATGGTGCCCGTCCTGCGGGGGTATATCTCCTCAAAGTTTTTGGTTTGCTCCCACACCCCGTAGCTGGCTATTCCCGTGGCGCTCTCAAGGTAGCTTTGCCCCTTGGTCTTTCCGGGCAGGCATAGCCTAAATGCCCTATACTTAGAGGTGTTGATGTTGCGCGATGAGCCGTACACGCTTAGCCGTGTCACGATATTGGAAGAGCTTACCTTTTCCCTTGTTAGCTCGTACAGCCCCTTGCCCTTGCCGTACTGGAAAGTGTAGGGGAAGACGTTGCCAGTAGTCCCAATATTGAGGGTGCGCACCCCGTTGGGGGCTATACCAATCGAAAACTCGGTGTTGTAGTTGCCCTCTGAGCATAGCGATTGCAGCACGGAAAGGCAGTTGTCGCTATCGCCAAAGGTGAGCGTTTTGGTCTCCGTGTCGGTGGGGTAGGTGCCTAGTACCCACTTGCCGGGGAATACCCTGTTGGCGTTGCTCAGGAGTACGTCCAGAAACATCTTCAGATCACCCGTCAGTGAATCGCCCGAAAGGTCTTGAATTTCGTTGCTCGTGGTGTCCACGTTAACGCTGTAGCTCACCCGCAGCAGGTCGTACTGTACCCCCTCAAACACCATATCGTACACGAACTTGCGCTCCGACAGCTTGTGCTCCTTGGCGGGGGTGTTCAGGGTGTAATCCCTGCCTATAACCGTTATCTTATCGCCAATGTAGAAGTTTAGCTTGGTGGCTGACTCCACGCTGATCTCCACCGTGTCGGCTCCCAGTAGCTCCACCTTTTGGTTAGCTCTAGTGATCGTGCTTACATTCTGCTTCGATTGCAGCTTGGTGGTGCTGCTGTCCAAATGCGTTACTATAATTTGCTCCATACCAGTGTTCCGTTATGCGTTAGCGAGCTTATCTCGTCAATATTGCCAGTTATCACTATGTAGTAGTCGCCATTAACCGTATAGTTATGGGTCACCACCTGCGAAGTGCCGCTCACGTCGAAGGTGTGACTGCCGTCACCCCAGTATATGTTGACCAACCTAGGGCTAGTGATCGTTAGGGTTACGGTTCTGGTGAGCGAGCTCGTGCGGGTATACTTTATCACCCGCTTTACGGGTTCGGGCTCCCTGAGCTTAATGGTGAATTGGCCCGTCATTTGGCCGTCGTTCCAAATCTTCTTAATGTCGAGTTCGCCATCCAGATAAACCTCGTACAGCAAGGGCTTTGTGGGGTCAACGGCAACCGATAGCCTCAGGGTGCCGCTCTTGTCGAAAACCGATAGAAACGTATTGCACTTGGTCAGGAACAGCTCCTTACTGGCGGCCACTATGAAGCAGTCTAGCTGAATTACCCTCGGGTCGTAAACCCTTTTGCCCAAATCAACCACCTCGCCGTGGTACTCAGGCCAGCTGTGCGCCGTGGGCTTCTTAAAGTTGGGCTTGCTAAGCAACCCATCCGAGGCGGAGATGTGAACCCCGTAGGTGACAATATCCACCCCGTCGAGCTTATACACTATATTCATAGCTAGTAGGTTATTTTGTTCTTATCCACAATCTTCACAATGGCATTCCTGCCCTTCTCAATGATGTAAACCTCGGCATTACCGTAGCGGTTCACCACCACCCTCGCCTCGCCGTAGGCCTTAATCTTCACCCTTGTATTCTCAAAGGCATCCACCATCACAAAGGCGCAATCCTTGGCCGTTAGGTTAAGCAAGCTGGTGTGCTTCACAAATACCTCGCTTACGTGGTGCCCATCAATCTCAACCGCTGCCCGGCACGACCCCAAGGCTACCACTTTTCGCCCGTTCAGGCTACCAAACACCTCATCGAGGTGTATTCCGTACTCCTCCATAGTGCCCTTGAATTTCGCCCGCAAAACATCGTTCGATGGGAAATCGTTGGCCAAGCAGAAATCTATCCCTTTCAGGTACATCTCGGCCAGCTGCTCCACGGTTTCCAATGTTCTTAGCTCCTTGTACCAGTCCTCACAGATGCCCTTCCGCTTGGCTTGCTTGGCAATATCTCTCGCTATTCGTGTCATAGGTTGATGTTTAATTGATTTTTTACAGCCCCGACGACCTCAGCGAGTCGCCATTGGCAATGGTTTTCAGTACGCTCAGTATCTCAGGTAGATTGACGTTGTGTGAGGTGTTACTCGAAATCTGCTGCAGGGTCAACAGCTGGCTGCGCATCATGCTGATGCCCTCGATCTGGTTAATTCGAATCGCATTGATGTAGCCGCTCATCAGGCTGGCGGTGTCCTCGCTCATACCCTTAAGCGCGCCCGTGAGGGTAGAGGCAGGGTCGTCGCCCCCCGTGAAGTACTTCTTAATCTCATCCGGCAGCATATTCAGGGCTTCCGATAGCCCGGCGCCTAGCCCCGATAGCTCGTTACCCATAGCGGTTGCTGAGTTCATAATCGCATCGAAGCCCAGGAAGTTCCCATCCTTGTCCACCCACTTGGCCATATACTTGTTGATGATGTTGCCCACGGGCTCCTCCACCAGCTTCTGTATAAGCATTTTCCTTATCACGTTACCCACGATGTCGTCCACCTTCTTGCCCCACGCCTCGGCGGCATTCTCGCCCGCGGCGAAGGCATCTATCAGGGCGTTGCCCAGCTCGTTGGCAGCCGATTCGGCGCTCATCCCCAGTATCTCCTCCCTGATCCCGTTCACGATGTCCTCGATCTGCCGCTGGCTATCCTTAAGGGCGTCGCGGTACTCGTCCAGCTTGCCCTCGTCGGCCTTCTTCTTACCGCTCTCAGCGCGGATCATCGCCTCGTACTCCTCGCGCTGCCTTTTGAGGTTATCAATAAGCTGCTTCTGCGAGTCGTACCGGGCGTTGCCCAGCGCCTTATCCACGGCGCGCTCCAAGTCCTGATAGGCCTTCTCCAGCCTGCGCACGTTGGCCTCGTGCTCCTTAATGGTTCTATCCAGCTGCCTACCCTTCGCCCCGCCAATCAGGTTTATGCCGTTAATGATCAAATCGATTGACCCCTGAATGATCTGCAAGGGGTTGCCCGTGGCTATGCCCATGGCGAGGTCGGAAGCCCCGCCCAGCATCCCGGACACGCTGGCCAACACCTCCTGGGTCTGCTCATCGGCCTTGATGCCCAGCTTGTCCAGCGATCCCACCACCTGATCAAACGTCCCCTTAATCATATCGATGGAGGCCGACAGGCTCTTGGCCAAGTCCTTAAGGTTGGCGCTCGACTCCTCCTGTTTGTACTTCCTTAAAGCGTCAATCAGGGCTAGGAACGGGTTGCGCCGCTGTATCTGGTCGGTCACCTCGTTGATCTTCTTGCGCAGCACGTCCATATCCTCAGGGGCGAGGTCGAGGGTGGCAAACTGCGCCTCAACCCTATCCCTGAGCTTGATGAGCTCGGCGGTGGTCACCTTGTCGAGGTCGCTGAATAGCGCCGTCCAGTCAGCCGACTGCATCAGGTTCTCGGTGGCCAGCGACGACAGGGCTCGCGCCTGCGCCTCGTTGAGTTTCTCGATAAGTTCCTGATTATTGTTTTCCTGTGCAACTTGTCTTTTGCTGTCATATTCGGCTATTATGGCATCCTTCTTCTGCTCGTAGCTGCGGAACTGAGCCAGTAGCTGCTCATACTCGGTGTCGCCCGCGGCGGCCACGTCCTGGTTAAACTTCTTGGTGCGGTTGGCCATGGCCCCCTGTATTTCGGCCTGCTCCTCGGGGTCGGTGGCCTGCTCCAGCTTCTTCCTCAGCAGGGTCATATCGTTGGTGTACTCCTCCTGTAGCCTCAGCTTGCGCGATAGGTAGGTGGCGTAGGTGGCCAGCAGCTGCCGGGTTTGCTTCTCGGCCTCGTCGGCGGTATTCTGGTTCAACTCATCGAGTAGCCCCATTTTGGCCGTGCCCAGCTCGCTTTTATCGCCTTCTAGCTTCTTCTTCTCCTCCTCAATCAGGGCGAACTTATCTAGCACCCCCTCGGCAAGGTCTAATTGTCTTTTGAGCGATTTCTCATATTCCTGCATGGCTTTTTTGGTGGGGTCGTCGCCGCTTACGCTTTTGGCACGCCTCTGGTCCAGCTTCTCCAGCAGGGCTTCCTGCTCCTTGATCTGGGCAAGTAACGAATCCTTCATCTCTCCAGGAGCTGCCTCCTCGTACTTCTCATTTAGCTGGTTAAGCAGCTCACTAACGGCCTTGATGCTGCCCTCTATGGTGTTGTTGTTTGATAATCCAAGACTTGCAATAATCTCCTCCTCCTCCTTCTGAAACTTTAATCTCATCTTGAACACATCGTCTGCCTCTTTCTCTATCTCCTTTTTCTTCTCTTTAAGTCTTACATACTCTTTGTTATCTACCTCATCATACTCCCAAGTATCAATAACAAGTACAGATTTTTTAATCTTTTCAGGAGTTGTTTCCAATGCCAAATCGATCTCGGCAATTTCCTTCGCCTTCAATTCAAACGATTCCTTAGCCGCTACGGCCTTCGCCCTTGCCAGCATCGCCCTAGCAAAGCCTCCCGTACCATCAACCAGTAACTTTTCTGCATCTGCCACCCCGTTAACCGCTACCCCTAACTCATCAAATGCCTTCTTGTTGTCGCGAATAAACCGCTCCTTGGCCTCCATACTATCTCCCAGCGCCTGCCACTCCGCCGATAACGACTTAACCGCCGCCAATGGCTTATATGCAGCCTCCACCACCGCCTTATTGAACTCCTCCTGCTTCTTGCGCGCCTCGGCCTGTCGGCTCACCAGCTTGTTAATCAGGATTATTGCCCCTGTTATGGCTACCGATAACCCCAGCGTAAGGGTGGCCATTAAAGCCCTCGCGGCTACCGTGGAAACACCCATCGCGGTGGCTACCTTCATCTCGGCCACCGCCAGCATCTCCTTCACCTTGGTGAGTATTACTATGGAGAAGTAGCTATCCTTATTCAGCGTTTGGGCCACCTGCTGCAACCCAATGGTTATACCCATCAGCGATTGCACCTTGAGCATTATCTTCTGTAGGTTTTCGTTCTCGCCTGCAAATAGCCCTATAGCCCCCTGGGCTGCGGAGAAAGCCCCAGCAATCCCCGATACGGTGGAGATGATGCCCTGAAACAACTTCTCATCGTTTGCCATTACTCTAGCCTGTTGGGTGGCGTCGTCCATGGCGTCCTGCAACCGTCCAACCTCCTGCTGTAGTTCCCTGTAGGCTTCCGAGCCGCGAAGCCCCGCCTGCTCCATTCTTATAAGCTCCTCACGGGCATTGCGTAGCTGGGTGCGAAAAGAAATTTGAGCCTGTTCATTTTTCTTTACCTCGGCCTCCAGCATGGTGAGCGCCTTGCGTTCGGCCTCCAGCTCAGCGGCTACCTCAGCGGCTTGGCTCTTCAGCTCAGCTTGCGCTTTACCTGGAGCCATTTTGTCAATTTCAGCATTCAGCTTCTTAAGCTCACCCTCCAGCTTGGCGATCACATCCTTCTGTATCTTGATGTTCTCGGCGGTAATCCTAAAGGTGTCATCCACCTTCTGCCCCCCCTTAACCGTTTCGTCGGAAAAGCCCTGTATTCGTCGCTTGGTCTCGTCAATAGCCTTGTTTAACTTGTCGTTGTCAAGGCTCGATTCAAAGTGTAGTGCCCCATCCTCTGTGTTCATCACATCATCGTATTTATATGGTTCATAATGTTTTGGGCATTCTCCCTGTTCAATTTCACAGCATTTTTACTATCGCCCTCATCCTCGTAGTCGTAGGATGGGAGGTCAGAGATCATACGCTGAACCACTGACCACGCGATGCCATTGTGTAGGTAATCCCACGTCCACCCCAGCTGGGCACAAATGGCCCCCCTGCGCCCGTATGGACTCTTTAGGCCTTTCTGCCTTCCTCTACCAGAATCGGCATCGTTGTCCGGGCTGCTGACATCAATCTGATAGAGTTCGTAAAATCCCCCAAATTGCTCATCGTGCTGATGAGCATCACGTAGCCGAACAGCACCGAGGGCCTCACGTTGTGAAAGAAGAGGTCGGTTAGCTCGTTGAGCCGCTTGTCGTCGTAGGTGTACTTCACCCTTGAACCCTGCTGCTCGGCTTGCACGTAGTCCTGTCCCAGCACGGCAATGGCCACTATCCTAGCCATACGGCGGCTATGCTGCAACGCCATTCGTTTCGCCTCGCTCACGCCCTCCTCGGTGCGCATCTGTTGCTCGTCAATGCGCAGCTCAATCTGCTCAGCCGATAGCCTGTCGAGGGTCGATAGGGTGGGCTCGTGCACCACAAATCGCATTCGCTCCACCTTCTTAGTGCCTTTCCTGAATAGTCCAAGGAATCCCTTGGGCTTAACCCGTATGGGCACATCCACCTCAATGGCCATTCCCCGGCCTATCATCCGGTTGAGCTCTTGCCGCTCCTGTTCTAGCCTTTTTTCGTCGGTCATAGAATTTTTGGTTTTAAAAAAGCCCCGAAAGTGTTGTTTCCGGGGCTTTCGGCGATGGTAAATAGTTGGTTAGGGTTATGCTCCTGCCTGCGTTACGGGCACGTAGGCGGTCAGCCCGTCGGCCACAATGGTAACGATAGCCGTCCTGCTCTCCGAGTTGATGTTGGCCGAAACCTTTACGGTAACCACCTTGAGGTTGCGGGTTACGGTTAGCCATTCCGCGTTCGATGGGGCAGCGGCGTAGGTAACGTTGCCGCTCGATGTGGCGGTGATGGTCTTGCCCGTGGTGTCAGCCGCAGCGGTGAAGCTCAACGACGTTGGATTAACGGTTAAGCCCGATGTTCCGTCGTAGGCCTGAATTGGTTTACCCTCAGTTACCGCCATAGGGGTAACAGTGAAGTCCACCATAAATAAGCCCTTGGCGCTCATATCGGCGTTGATCACGGCCTCGATGTCCCCATTGGGGATATCTACCCACAATCCCTGCTCAGACATCACGCGTATAGCCTTGTTGGCCACAGCCTCGCTGCCGTCGAATCCCCACTTGGGGGCTCCCTCAGTGCCTATGTTGGTACCCCCAATATAGCTGATGAGCATCTGCACGTCAGGATCCATTACGGAGAACGTCAGCACGGGCATAGCTTTGGCCTTCTTCCTCACCTTTGGGGCGGCCTTCCCCTCCTCAAAATGCTCGGTAATTTCCGAGGCGGCTTGCGCCAGCTTGCAGGTGTCCTTGTAGGCAGCACCGATCTTAGCCATCGATCCGGGCATTACCCCGTTAGCACCAGCGGCGCCAACCTGTATCTCGGCCAAGCCTAAAGTTATTAATGATCCCATTTCTTTATGTTATTAGTAATCAGTGAATAATCCAGTTAATTCTTATGTTCACAAAATGCTGTGAGATATCTGCTTCCCTTAGGGTGTTCTGGCTCTCAACAACCATCTTCATGCTTGGTAGCTTAACGCCTCTAACGGTACTCAGCACTATGGCAGCAATAGCCTTAAGCCTTGCCCTATCCTCCACTTGCTGCTGCACCCCGCCAATGGTCACCGTGCGGTCGGGCACGTGAATGTTGATATTCGAGGTAGCCAGCTGTGGCTTAAACTCCTGCGTAAGGGCAATGGTGTTGATCACCACATCCTCCTTCTCCGAGTTCAAAGGCCTTTGGCCAAGGTATATGCCCCCGCTCAGCTCGCTCACCAGCGTGTGGTTAGCCCTGAGTGCCTGAAAGGCAATGGCCTCTATGTCGTAGGTCTGCTTCATCATAATGCTTTGTTGATGTTACTTACCAGTTCGGATAGCATCCGGGGTAGTTCCTGCTGTGCCAGCTGCTCAGCTGAGGTCAACACGTCGCGACCCTTCGCCTCAAGGTATATGGCGTAGTTCATACCCGCCACCACCACCAGCACCAAGCCCTCGCCCTGATACCTGTCGCCAATCTTTTCGGCTATCATTCGCCCGGTAGCAACCCCCTCGGCACCCTCCTTCACCTGTTCAAAGCTCTCGTGCAGAGCAACCCCATCCTTAATAATGATGTAGCCAATGGAGCTACGTAGGTTGCCCGTCTGGTCGGTAAACCCAATGCTGGCGGGAATTTCCCTCGCCCGGGTTATGCACATCTCGCCCAGCATTCTCAGCCTGTCGATTTGCCTTCTCTCAACCACCTCAAGGAACTTGTCAAAACGCTTCTGCACGTCGGCCTGTGTGAAGTTTGGTTTTATAGCCATAGCCTGCTGTTCATTTGCCCTGGGGAGAAGTTCAGCACTTGCCCCTTCACCCTTAGGCTGTTGCCAATCTCATCGTTGCAGACCTTCACCTCGGTTGCTGGGCCAATAGCCTGAACGCTCTTGGGTAGGTACACCGTCGATGCGAACACGATGGCTTTCCCATCAGGCCCGTTGATCTGCCTACCCGCGCCGTTGGTCTCCTCTCGGCAATTACCCCTACAAACCCACTCGTCAACTGGATTGCTCCAGTTGCCGTCGTCATCCTGCACAGACTCGCTCACCAAGTGAACGAAGAGGAAGTGGGGGTACTGCTTCAAGGCCATACTACCAGTAGTTTGAGCGGTTACGAATTTGAGGCTTCAGCGCGTTGGGCTTGCCCAGCTCGATGCACAGTGACTTGTACCACAGCTTCACAGCATCCATATTCCACGACTGCGAGTAGCCGCCCTCCGAGACGTTGGCCAGCGGCAGTATTGCCGAAAAGGACTTGTGCATGGCCACCTTGCAGGCCTTAATATCCAGCGAGCCCTTCAGCTCGGGATTCTCAGCCACAATAATGTCCACGTCGTCGTCCGTTAGGCCGAACTTGGCGAGGGTTTTACTCAGGTAGTCACGGTTGGTTGCTATAGCCATATCTCACTAAAGTTTAGCAAGGGGCTACGCGAATAGCCCCTTGGGTAGTTTACTTATTCCAGCTAGTGCCGCTGGTTTGCATCAGCACGGAGCGGCCTGCCAAGTTCCACGCGGGGAACAGGTTGGCAATACCCTCAGTCACCTCCTTTAGGGGCGATGCCTGCGAGTACTTCTGCACCATGGTGTGGCCGTTCATAGCCTTAATCGCCTCCGTCTTCACATTCATGTCGATAGGACGCTTCCAGTGGGTTTTACCCAGCACCTTGCTCTCAGAGAACAGCACCACGTCGTCCTCGAAGGGGTTGCCAGTGGTACGGCTGCCGTCGGGGAGCTCTATGGTGATATCCTGATCGATGATCACAAGCTGTAAGCCTTTCAGCTTCACAGTTCGGGCCAGCAATGAGTTAACATCCTGCAATGAGGGCAATGACGGGATGTTAAGCGCGTTGCTCACTAATGAGGCGCACATCTTAATCACCTCATCGGTAGCTACAAGCTTCTCCAGCGTATTCGGGTTCATGAACGCGAACTTGTAGCTTGCACCAATGGCCTTACCAATCTTAATGGCCTCGGGAAAGTCCTTGGTGATGGGTTTAGCCGAGGCGGTAGTAGCCCAGGCGGTGTTCACACCAACCTTATGGGTCGATGGCATCTGGTAGTCCACGTTGTACTCGGTTACCACCCCGTGGTTGTTGGCGTTGGTGAACGCCACCTTACCAAGCGAGATCTGCCTCAGGGCAATCCACTCCGCACGGGCGGCCACGCCGTCCCAGCAGTACTTGGTATCCTCTGCCCAGAACTCCACGATGGCTCGCAGGTCTGGGTTTTGGCTCGCCATGGCCAGCATAATATCGTACTCAGTGAGCTCATCCTCCAGCTTCTCACGCGAGATGGCTATCTTAGGAATATCACCCTGAATACGGTTGATGGCCTCACGGGTCTTCCGTGGGATGGTTGATCCCCTCGACACGAGGTCAGCGGCGATCTTCAGTCCCGCCTGACCCTCCAGCATCTTCCAGGTAAGGAAAGGGGTTTCGGTCAACGGGAATAGCGTTGGGTAGTAGTAGGGTTTAAGGTCGTAGGTGTTGATTACGGCCTGCATATCCTTCTCGTTCAACCCCTGCATTAACGTCTTTTGCATAGCTTATTTTCCTTTCTATTGGTTAAGGGTTAAACATACTTGATTCCAGAGAGCTGCGACTTGATCGCGCTGGTGATCACGGGGCCATTGGCCTCCTTCACCACTGCGATTAGCCAAGCGTCCACAAACAGGTTATCGTTGGCCACCACGTCGTAGTTACTACCAGCAATGGCAATGGCGTCGGCCTGCTTGGTGATGGTATCAGCAACTGCGAAATCCTTCACGGTAGTACCGTTCAGGGCAGTTACCACCTTCAGCACCTCGTCGTCAGCCAACGCCTTGGCGTTAACAGAACCAATGGTGATGGTGTCGTAGCCGTCGTTGCCCCTGTCGATGTTGGTGATTAGCTTGCCAGTCATCGGGTCAGCCCCGGTGCCAGCCACGTGGTCACCCACGGCAAGGGTATGCCCCTTATCCACCTTGAATGATGTGGCGTCGGTGGCGCTCACTGCGCCCTGCACTACTGCTCCGTGCTGTACATTGGCATTCTCGGTAACGGTAACCAGAATGAGCTTAGCGCCCTTAGCGAGGGTGCCAGAGAATGCCCCGGCAAGGGTTACCACATCCTTGTCGGCGTTGGTGGTCTTGTCAATGGCGGTGATGGTGGCGTGCATGGTAGCCCCCTCATCGGCGATCTTGTCGCCCACCTTGAAGTGGTGGCCCTTGGCGATCTCCAGCGAGGTGCCGGAGCTGTAAGCGGTTACCACCTTCCCGGTCTTCACCACGTTGTACAGGCCGTTGGAGCCAATGCACAGGGGGGTTCCCTCCTGGAGAGCAGCACCGCCTAAGGTCGCCACGGATACGGTTACACCGCCGGGGATGTCCGCCAGCCGATGTAGGATAGCCTTATTCACCCGGCTATCGCTTTTGCGTTCGATCTTAAGCATGGTTGCTTTAATTTGTTTGGTTTAACATCAGTTTACACTTCCTTGCCTGTGAGGGTATTTTCGGGCTTGGTCTTGCTGTCGATGTACGAGCTCACGGCGCTCGAAACGCCATCCTTGTTCGGTGAACCCATAATCGGCTTGGTTTGCCCGGCAAGCCCCTTGTCGGCCAGCTCCTGATTTAGCGCGGTGATGTCCGTTTCCACCTCGCCCAAGTACTCAGCAAAAGCCTCCTCCGTGTCGAAGTTCATACGCTTGAAGTCCTTCAACTTCTGCGATTTGAATGCCTCGGGAACGTTGGTCAGCTTGCCTTGCAGCTGCTGAAGCCTTGTTTCGGCCACCTTCTCACCCTTGAACGAGCTCAACTCCTTTTGAAGAGGTTCAACAGCTGCCTTGATGGCGTTGGCCACTATGGCGGCGATGTCGTTGGGATCGGTAGTCTCCCTTGTTTCTTTGCCGGGTTCCTTAGGATCCTTCCTCTCAACGAGGTCGTACTTCTTCTTAAGGTTGGTCTCGTAGGTTCTGTTGGCGTCAGACACCTCCTTATCCACGTCGCTGCGCCAGTCCTTCACGAAAGCGTTCACCTTCTCAGGGGTCAGCTTGTCCACAAGGGCTGTTGCCTCGGTTTCGTCTGCGGCCTGTAGCGATAGCACGAGTGCCAGTTGCGCCAGCCCGTCTTTTCGCACGCCTGCGAACTTTGCGGTCAGTAGTGCGAGAATTTTTTCCTTCATCGTGTTCAGTTTTTAGGTTAAATCAGAATTATGAGAGTAAAATTAATCGTATTACCGTAATACAATTACTGACAAACCCAATAGTTATGAATAAGTTATTACTGCGGTGAAAATTATTTTCTGATGCCCGAAATGTTCAAGTTGTCGGTTGTGATTTTAGGAATTTTGCAGTTCCGAAATTTCCTTTCAAAGTGGTGTCAAATATTCCTTATGGCATTACTTCCGATATTTTCAA